CAGAAATCAGTTGCGTTTACGACTTTTCCTTTTGGCTGCTCGGATGACGATATCTTTGTCAAAGGTAGATGATCTCCCTCTAGATATTAGTTTATTGACTCTAGCCATAGCCCAGGCTGCCATTGGGATCTTTGGTCTAGATCCACTAGATAGAAATGCTCCCTGGCCTCTACGATAAGATGCTTTGAGATCTGCTAGGTTAAATAGTTTAGATTTTTTGGCTTTGGATTTTAGAGTAGATAAGGTTGAAGCTGCTATAGGTTTACGTTTAACCATTAATCATAATCTTCTAAGAATAGGCTTAATGATCCTGATACTGCAGTAGTAGCATCAGCTTTGGCTCTTAATTCAATATCTGTTTTTTCTTCAACTACGAATGGAATAACAAATGTTTCAAACAATGGAATTCCAAAGGTTGATTGAAAGCCTACAGTATTCCAAACATTACCATTAGAAACTTGTTTAGTTAAAATCTTAGCTTCAATCTCTTTTTGTTTAGATGCTCCAATAGATGCTTGAACTATATAACCTCTTTTTTTCCTGGGGATTGTATAGATAGCTGATAGAGAAGATCCATATCCAACTGGAACTGTGGCCACTGTTTGACTGTCTACTGTAGCTGTTAATGTTCCGACATTGGCATTACCAGTATTGGCAGTTATCATTCTGATTGAAAACACTCTGATAAATGTTTCAGTCGTAGCACCACCACCAATGGTAGCAACTGCAGTTTGTTGGTCATAGTTTGCATCTAATCCGGTAACTAAAACTGTTCCTGTATCATCAGATGCAGTATCAGATGAAGTAACTGTGCAGCCAGTAGCACTAGATGGATAAGTAGGAGTAGCACCTACTCCCCAAACAGTTTCAAATGCTGTAGAAATAGCAGTATTATATCCAAACTGTCCAACAGCTGAGAAATCTTCTACTAATCCTTTAGTGACTGATATACCTAGATCAAAACTAGGAGGGTTATTTTGAAATTGGAATCCCATTAGATTTTAGTCCTTTGCTTTAATAAACTCATAGGTATTTTTTTACCTGCTTTGTAGAGATTTGCAATCCTGGTTAATAAAGAAACTCTTTCAGATCTTTTAGATCCTTTAAGACCAGATAAGTATTTTTTAGGTAGTCCGGATTTCTTATCCTTGGGAACTCTAGCTTTCTTCGGCAATTTCTTCTCCTTCAATACCTGGAGTTGCAAACTGTCCAATAGGCTCTGGAGTTGCATCTATTTCATTATCAATATTCGCAATCTTTTCATCATCATCTACAACTGCTCTTGCAATTTGTTTATCTACTTCTTTAGTAAATGTAGTTGATCTGACTCCACTAGCTTTGGCTGCCTGGAGGAATTGTAAATCACTCGCATAATCTCTCAGATCAAAGCTATTCGGATAAATTATTTCACCATCAAATGTAGTTCCTTGCCAAGCTGCGTATAAATCAAATATTTGTTCTTCTGCATTTTGTAAGTAATCAGCCTTCTCAGCTAATCTTGCATTAAGTAATTGAAACTCAGTTTGTAAAGCTATTCCAGAATTAACAGTTTTTTCTGTACCTCTGACTGCTCCCATATGAGTCACTCTATCAATGGCCTCTACTTTGGTCTTGATAACATTCATAATAGACTCCAGGGATTGTGAAGATGGTTGAATGATATAAGGTTTCAATTCAGGTGCTAGATCTTCTGGCATTTCAATAATAGATCCTGCTCCGGCACTAGCTTCTACATTAGGTGTTTTCACCAGGGATGGATGATTAGATAATCTAATCAGCTGCTCTATTTCAGAATAATCATTATAGATAGATTTCTGTAATTCAGCCACATCTGATAGATCAGATATACCAATGCCTTTTTTAGATGTTCTTTGATTGTAAAGAATAACTGCCGGTATTCTGCCCAATGCATTTGGCTGCTCATCAATCTTAATTGGCTTCTTAGTTGCATACTCAACAGTAAATTCTTCTACCTTATAGGTAGTGATATCTTCAGGTGTCCATACTTTGACAATGGCATCCTTCTCCATCATATCCTCTACTACAGTTAAGGCAGTAAGATAGTATCTTCCATTAGATGCTCTTTCATATCTCCAGTTGGTAATATTCTCCGGAGTATAGATAGATAAATATGGTCTAATATCTTGGCTTAATTCTTCTGCCCTGGTCTTTGCATTGGATTGAGGTTTGTCTACAATGGCCCAACAAGTTCCATAAATAGATGCGTTAATCTGCATCTCTCTAATGATGTTGTTATACATTCTACCATCTAGATCTGCATCAGCTATAAAGGCCTCTAATTGAGGATCTCCAGTTAAGCTGCCAAAGTTTCTAGTTGGTGGAACTCTAAATAGGAATGAGGAATAAATCTGCACTACATTTCGGCAGTGATTATCCAGGGGAGTAAATTCTGATCTGTTTAAATATTCTTGTTCAGTTTCTAAAACGTATCTATGGAGGAAATATCCATTCTCATAATCTTGTCCACCCAAGAATGATCTATAATGAAAATTCCAATCATTCATCTTCTGCTTATAATCAGGATGAAGTTCTGTTAAAAAATCTCTATTAAATGTTGCCATTAACTAAACCTTTGTGGTGCTGAGGGATTAAAATCCCTTCTTACTGGAAAGAGCATTTCAACAAGATAACCTAGAGCATCATTCATATGATCTAATCCACTTGTTTTATCTGGCACTGCCTGGCTACCTTCCTTGTAAGTTTGTCTACTTATGCTTTTTAACATGTTTTTACAAGAATTTGCAATAAATAAACTTCTAACTCCCTTGGCTGAGAGTAATTTAGAATTAACTGCATTGATTCTATCTTTCACTAATGGATGTGAGTTCCTTACTCTTAAATTAAATCCTGCATTTTTCAAGATAGATAAATCAGTCACACCTCCGGCACTGGTCCTTCTTTGTTTAGCTGCCGGATCTGGATAGGCGAATATGTGATGCTCTTTATACCTGGCTTTGATCTCATCTGCTAATTCATTGGTATTAGAAGAATAAATCTGGATCTCATCAAAGACATAGATCTTGTTGTCAATCACTTCACTAATTACAGCTGTCATAGGATCTAAATTGAAATCAATGCCTATGTGTACTGTCTTAGTTTGAGGTTTGTATTCTTTCATCACATTTAATTCTCTATCAAAGTTGTAGTAGATTGCACCGGAATAACTCTCAAAGGTGGCCATATATTCTTGTCTAAATGTTCTTTCATCTAGATCTGCTTTGGCTTGTTCTATTTCATTGGCTGATACCTGGCCTCCTTCTAGAGTCGTAAACTGAAATGATGCCCAGTTTTCTGGATCTTCATCTTTCCTGGTAAATAGATTATAACTCCAGTTTCCAAATCCTCGTGGAGTACCACAGAATAAAGCCGGAGAATTTTTATCCGAGAGAGTGGCTCTTAACACATGTGTCCAGGCTTCTTCTTTAATATCTGCGAACTCATCCATGACTAGAAAATCTAATCCCACACCTCTCAAGCTATTCTCATTGTCTGCACCTCTCAGGGAGATAGTACTATTGTTTTTTAAGGTGACTGTCAGATCTGAATGATTAACTTTCTTAATCCATTTATGTTTACGCAGCTTGTCTAGCAGCTCATCCCAAACAATCTGTTTAGCTTGTCTATAAGTTGGGCCAACATACCAAACCTTTTTCCTGGGGTATCTTGCAAATCTACATAACTCATTAATGCAAATAAAGGTCTTACCAAATCTTCTTCCGGTAATTAAAACTCTGTACCTGGAGTTACAATCAACAACTTGCTTCTGAGGAGCAGTTAAAGGCATTTAATCGTATGACCAGGGCAGTGGTTGTTCACTCTCAGATGTATCTGCTTGATCTGTTTGTCCAAGCATTTGTTTCCCAAGCCATATCAAGATAGCTGCTGATCCATTCTCTGCTGCTTTTAATTGGAGCTGCCTTAATCTGATCTTTCCCTTACTTCTGCCTTTTATCAGATATTCCGAATAACTCTTTTCAATCAAATCTGCACTACATCCATGAAAATCTGCAATTTCTTTATTCGTACATCCATAAGATGCCAGTTTTAGAACTTCCTCCCCATTGATATCATATACTTTTGGTCTTGCCATTTTATTATCCTTTTTTTGTGTAGCTTGTATGCTACTTCAGTTTTGTACCACACTGAGGGCAAGTTTTTTCTGTTTTGATCTTCTCTCCTGCTTCTTCCTTATCAAATGTCAAAAATTCTTCAAGTTCTTTATCATCAAAGGCAGTCATCTCTAAATCCATATTGATATCCAGGAGATCAGTAAATTCTTTGTGTAAGAGTCCATAATCCCATTCACTATCTTCATTGGTTTTATTATCTGCAATTCTATAGGCTTTAGCTTTTTCAGGGGAAAGATTAGCAATCACTACCGGTACTAATTCCATTTTTAATTCTTTAGCTGCAGCATACCTGGAATGACCAACAATAATATTTCCTTGGGGATCTGTCACGATAGGCTGTTGAAATCCAAAATCTTTAATGGATTGAATTACTTTCTGGATGTTTTTCTTTCTCCTAGGATTTCTCTCATAGGGCTTAATATCTGCTAAAGGTAATTGTCTAACTTCCATTAATGAACTGTAGGAGCTGTGGTTACTTGTAATCCTAGCATCTTCATAGCCAGGTCCAGATTGTATTCAGCTTCTTCTTTAGATGGATACATTCCAAAATTAACGTAAGCTGTAAACGTACCATCTTCATTTTCTACTATGATGTAACTTTGTGGCTGTGACATATCTGGTTTGTTCTTTTTCTACTTCAAATGTAGTTTTTACTCACTAGATTGCAAGAATGAATGTTTACCATATTACTAATAAATCTATTCAGTTTTTTCTTGGCTTGTTCAAGTTTGATACTGGTCCTCAAGGTATTGACCAATTTGTAGAAGTAGAATTTAAAGAACAAGATAGGGAATGGGCCAAGATCCATTTCTCAGCCCACAAATAATTATCCTGGGTTCTTTTCAATAAACTCATCAAGCTGCTGAATATAACCAACTGACCAAGATAAAGGTTTCATGCCTTTTCTACGCATATCTACATCAGAATTAAATTTCCATTGTTTAAAATCTTCTTCTGACATCTCTTTCTCTGGTTTTATTTCTAGATATATTTTCTTGCTAAGAAATCTCTCCAGGGCTTTGTAAAAATCACCTTTTTGTCTTTTGTACGTTATAAACTTATCCCCTAAAGACTCTTTATCCTCAGCTTTTAACTTCTTCCACTGCTGATAACTATCCCACTTAGTGGATCTCGTATCATTCTCATCTAAAACATATTTTCGCCAGAAAATATCAAACTCCTGGGTATATATATTTTTTTGGTTATTAGTTATATGGTTTATAGTTTCTAGTTTATAGTTTATAGTTGGCATGGATTGAGCATGTGCTTGGCTCTTGCTTGGCTTCTGCTCATGTCTTGCTAGAGCTGCGTTCTTAGCTTTTTCGTGCCTTTGATTAGCAGCTTGGATTTCCTCACTGCATCTTTTGTTTTTGATCTGTTCGTTTTCTATATAGATCTTTCTTTTTTTGATTAATTCATCCCTTATTGATTTAATATCCTCTACAAATCCTCTACAAGCTAATTCCCAAATAATATCATCATCAAATAATTGATCTGAATTGGTGTATATGAGATCTTGTAAACGTCTGTAACACAGTTCAGCTTTAAAGGATAAAACCATACATCCTGATAATTGGTCATCAGGGCAGTATTGGATAAAGATCATTTTAGCCATTGTTTCGTTTCCTCCGATA